CTACGGTTACGAGGGCAGTATATACGAGTATTTTAACTTTAAAGCAAGGCTTGATCTTAAAGTAAGGCATCAATTTATTGAAGGATTAAATTACGGAAGAAAATGAAAACACGGAGAAACTTAACACGATTTAAAAGACCAATGGAACACGTACTATCAAAGTATCTGTTTAGAAAATGGACTAAGTATTTAAATAAGAATTATAACTTTAAAACAAATTAAAATGATTGTATATAAATTAAAAATAAATTGTGAACTTGAGCATGAAGATTATATTGAATTTGAATTTTATGTAGGTAAACATGATATGGCAATTAATATATTTAATGAAGATGAAGGATCTGCAGTAATTATGAATAAAGAAAAAATTGATGAAATTATAAAATATTTAAGTGAAATTAGGAATTATATGAAATAATTACTATATTTGTACACGGTTCCATCTCACACTATACGAACTGAAAGAAGTTATTAGCCTTTTAAATGAATGCGAAGTGAGATGCGCAGGATTTTAGGAGGCTTTTTTTATGCTTAAAAAATTAGATTATGAAAATTATGAAATTAGTTGGGTTGTTTGAAAAAATGGATATTACATTAACTGTAAAACGATTAGACGATGGCGGCTTGTATTTAGAAATAGATTCATTTGAAACCCCTCCTGAATGTATTGTTTTATCATTTGAAGAAACAAATGATTTAATAGAATATTTAAAACTTACAACAAAATATGAATCATGAATAGCTATGAATTAAGTAGAAGATTTTGGGATTTTGCTTTTGAAAACCCTGATAGAATTAAACCAATTCATGCAGCTATTTATTTTTTTGCTATTGAACATTGTAATAGGTTAGGTTGGAAAGAAAAATTTGGTTTGCCATCTCAAATGGTAATGGAGGCAATTGGAGTTAAAAACTGGAGAACATACTCGCAAGGATTAAATGAATTAATAGAATTTGATTTTATTAAATTAATAGAAAAATCTACTAATCAATACTCAAGTAATATAATTGCTATTGTAAATTTTACCAAAGCAGATACAAAAGCATTAGACAAAGCACTGCAAAAGCATGGTACAAAGCAAGGTCAAAGCATTGATAGTATAGATAAACAAGAAACAATAAACAATAAACAAATACCTGAGTATTCTGAATTTTTGAGTTATGCAATTAAACAAGTTCCAAACATAAACAAACAGGATTTAAAATTAAAATATGATAGTTGGATTGTAAACGAATGGAAGGACGGAAAGGATAAACCAATTAAAAACTGGAAAAGTAAATTAAACAATACTTTACCGTATATTTCAAAAATTGAAATTCAACAACCGAGAATAATACACGATTAATTATGTACAAGAGATTAAAAGATTTACAAACCGAATTAAACGATATACGTACTTTAAAAAATGTACGTGGAAAATCAATAGGTTGGACGTTTGATCAGTTACCATACACGGTAAAAGAAGGGTGTACGACTTACATAGGTGCCGCTCCTGCAAGTGGAAAAACTGAAATATGGTTCGAATTTCTTATTAATTTAAGTTGTTTACATGGTTGGAGGCACGTAATATTTTCACCAGAAACAGGAAATGCAGCCGAAGTATACGCCGAATTATGCTACAAATATATCGGTAAACCTTACACAATAGGCGAAAATTCAATGACACAAGGCGAACAAATAACCGCAGAAATGTTTGTTAACGATCATTTTATTGTAATCGATCCTATTGAAGAGGATTTAACGCTTGAAAAATTTTACGAGTTAGTCGATGAAATTTCACGCAAAGAAGAAATTGAAATACATACAACGACAATAGATCCTTGGAACGAATTAACAGAAAAATTTGAACATTCAGATTTAGGACGTGAGGACAAATATTTAAGTCGAATTTTAGGTCTGGCACGAAAGAATGCAAGAAAAACAAATCGACACAATTGTATTATTAATCATGTTCGCGATCAACCAATGGTCCACGGTAAAACATTTGAAGGTCACGAAATAAGTTATTTTCCAATTCCAAGTGCGAGAGATTTTGCAGGAGGTCAAGTATGGTTTAGAAAAGGATTAACGGTATTAATTCCTTGGCGACCTCCGGCGGGTTTATTATTAAATGATGGTACATTTGCAACTGAAAACGAAGTACATTTAAAAGTAGCTAAGAGTAAACCAAAAGGGGTATCGAAAAACGGAACTTACAAAATGTTTTTAGACGTAGAAAAATATCAATATTACATTAAAGATTTTGCAGGTAATAAAATTTATGCAAGACGAGATCCAAAACAAGAGCCTAAAGAAATTTCAAATAGTTTTCCAACACAAACGCCAAAATTAGATTTAGGAATTGAACTAAAAAGTTTTAGCGAAAAAATGAATGATAATGAAGCACCTTTTTAATAAATTTATCAGGTCAAAAAATTTAGGCGGGATAAAACGGGATAATTTAAGTGTCGATTACATGAACAAATGTCTAAAGAATGTCTAAAAAATGTCTAAAATTAGGCATAGAAAAACAAAAAAAAAATTAACCTATGAGCTTAGAAATGATAAAACGTAAAGCGGGAATGAATGTACTTTACTGGAGATTAAAAAACTCACTGGATGAAATAAAAGAAAAACACCCAGAACGAGAGGACATAATTAAACCAATGGAAGAAAGTTTAAACGAGGTATCTGAAACGATTCTTTATTTTAATCATTGTGATTTAATGTTACGGGCAAATAATTCAAGAATATACCAAATAGAATTAGAAAATATGAAATTAAAACAAGAAATTACGAGCTTGAATAGTCATTTAAAAACTTTGTTAAGCGGTGAAATATGAAGATACTTAATTTATACGCTTGTTTAGGCGGTAACCGTTACAAATGGAACGAAGTAAGCGAAGATATTGAAGTAACTGCGGTTGAATTAGACCCGGAAGCAGCACGTTTATACAAAGAACGTTTTCCTAATGACACGGTAATAGTAGCTGATGCGCACCAATATTTATTAGACAATTATAAAGAGTTCGATTTTATTTGGAGTTCACCGCCTTGCCCTACTCATTCACGGGCCAGATATTGGAAAAGTTCAAATTACGACACAACAACCGAACCCGTTTACCCGGATATGAAATTATATGAAGAAATATTGTTTTTGCAGCATTATTTTAAACACGGTAAATTTGTAGTTGAAAATGTAATACCGTACTACGAGCCTTTAATACACGCACAAAAAAGAGGGCGTCACTTATATTGGACAAACTTTAATTTACCAACTGATTTAAACGATAGAAGATTTGCAATAAGTCAAGCGAAACAAGAATTAAAAGGTTTATGTGAATTTCATAATTACGACTTTACAAAATATGAAGGGGAACAGTCTGTAATAAAAATGGCGCGCAACCTGGTAGACTATGAAGCCGGGAAAACAATACTTGAAACAGCTTTAAATATTTATAGAAAAACGGATGTTAAACAAACTTCAATATTTGATTACCTATGAAAACACGAAAATGTAAGTATTAATTTGTATATTTGCATTGTAGAGTTACGGCTACAAGTAAAAAATTATATAAGTCCTTAATGTGAGTAGAGTCCGTAACCTCGAAAGCATTAAGGCTTTTTTATTTTATGACAAAGAAAATTTGTAAAGACATACCCGGTTATGAGGGGTTATATAAAATTGATAATTATTCAAATATATTTTCAATAAAAACTCAAAAGTATTTAAAACAAAGTATTGATTCAACAGGCTATCGAAATGTTGGTTTAAATAATGGTCAGAAAAAAATATTTAGAGTTCATAAATTGATGGCTATTGCATTTTTAAATCATAAACCAAATAAATATGTATCAGTAATTGATCACATTGATAATAATAAATTAAATAATAATTTAAATAATTTACAAATAATAACTCAAAGGATGAATTTAAATAAGAGTAAAAAAAAAGATACTCCATTAGGTTGTTCGTATTATAAAGGAAAATATCATGTAAGGTTTTATGAAAATGGAAAAAATATATATTTGGGATCATATTTTAATGTAGATGAAGCTGAATTAGCTTATAATAAAAAATTAATAGAACATGAAAAAATGTCGTTATTGTAAAAAACAATTCCAACCAATTACAACGCTACAAAAAAATTGCTTTGACCCTAATTGTGTAACTGAATGGATAAACGAAGTAAAACAAAAGAACTGGCAAAAGAAAAAAGCGAAGTTAAAATTAGACTTAATGACCTTGTCCGATTACATAAAATTGGCACAGCAAGTATTTAACAAGTGGATAAACCTACGAGATAAAGGATTACCTTGTATAAGCTGCGATAAGCCAATTAACGGACGTGTAAACGCTTCGCATTACTTCAATGCAAACAACCATTGGAATGTTCGTTTTAATGAATTTAACGTCCACAGCAGTTGCATTACGTGTAACCAGTATTTAAGCGGTAATTTAATCGAATATAGAAGTAGATTAATTAACAAGATAGGAATTGAACAATTAACACTTTTAG